AATGTATTTGATAAAGTAGTTGCACCTGTTACACCTAGTGTGCCACCTACAGTTGTATTGCCACTTATCGTTGCACTATCAACACTAATAGACGTAGGAAATACTGTTGTTATTTGATTGCCAAGATAACCCATTATGTAATCTCCATGATAGATAATGTTATTGATACTTTGTCTGCTACAGAGCAATCTATCTGTAATTTATCTGTAGTTTCTAAAACAACCTTATTACCTGATAATATTTCTAATGATGATCCTACTGGTATTGGTGCATCTTTCAGTAAGAATGTTGTTGTGTTTGTAGCTGATCTACCACCACCACTTGTATCAGAAACTAACTTAACATCTGCTGTTACCTGGCTTGTATGAACATTTGCTATTACCAATCCTAAAACCACAGTCGTAGTGCTACTTGGTGTAGTGTATAAATCCTCTGGTGTTCCTGCACTTGCAGGCATAACATCGTGAGATACTACTTTAAAAGTGTTTGCCATTTTTTCTCCTTATCCTAAAGCTATTGCAAGTGCTACAGCATTTGACTCTGCCGTTGCTTCTGTTACAGCACCTATATCGCTTAATACCTCGCTAGTGCTTCTGCTCTCTAAACCATTTGCAGTAAATCTTGCATACTCATCATCAGCGACACTTGCACTATCAATTTTTACTGCATTTGTATTAGATATTCCGAAAGTCAAACTAGCTTGTCCACCAATGTCAGATAGAACCTCACTTGTACTTCTGCTTTCAAGGCCATTAGCTGTGAACCTAGCATATTCGTCATCGGCTACAGATGAACTGTCTATCTTGACTGCGTTGGTGTTTGAAATTCCAAATGTAAGACTTGCTTGACCACCTATGTCAGATAATACTTCAGCAGCACTTCTACCTTCTATGCTAGTGCCATCAACTTTCAAAAAGTCGTTATCTGCAATACCACTTGTAGCAACCAGGACATTACCATTGGAAACACCAGTTGATAATGTAGCAGTTGTGGTTATAGCTGTGCCATTTAATGTCATAGCATCTGCTTCTAACGTGCCGTCAATATCTGCATCACCACTTACATCTAATGAACCTGCATCAAGTTCACCTGTTAATGTAATATTTCTAAAACTAGCAATGTCTTTGTTAGCATCTACTACAACTGCTTTTGAAGCTGTAACTGTACCTGCTGTAATACCATCTAATTGCTCTAATTCTGCTTCTGATAACTCTGCACCAGAACCTAACGTCAAAACCCCACCAACTGTTAAATTACCTGCAACAGATAGTGTTGAACTTGCCACAGTAGCATTTGGTGTATGTGTTAGGTAAGTAACAAAAGATCCACTAATTTTACTTGCTAGTGTTAATGTACCACCATCTGCAATACTTAGTTTATGCTGATCTGCGTTATCATCGCCTTGATCTGCTTTTAAAACTATACCTAATGCAGCACCTTCAACATTCGCAGCTATTTCTAAGCTATCATTAGTGCTTTCATCATACTGTATTGCTATGTCAGAGTTTGTTCCAAGTAATAAAGTTTGGTTATCAATGATAGATAAACCTACTGCAAATGGTATCTTAGCTGTTGTTGTTTGTGTGCCATCTTTTAAAATACAAGTTGTTAAGGCAGTTGTTATACCATCAAACTCTTGATCCATACGATCTGCACGAATTTTGATGCCATTATCTCTGTCATCTGTCCAATCGTATATTCTTGAAAATGTGCCACTACTAAAAGGCATTACAATGGCCCTCCTGGTAAGAAGTGAAAATTACTGTTAATTATGCTGACAACCTGCGTTGATGATGCCACTTTGATCCTCAAAGAAGCTGATCTACCAAGCGATCCTACTGCTTTTCTTTTTTGTATTATTCCTGCTGCGATTGTATCGCCCCAAAAATCCAAATCCCATTCTGCTTCATCCCAAGCAGCAACATCTGAATCAAATGATCCAGTTGATAAATTAATTCCTGATGGTGTTCTCTGATCTATAGCCAAACCAAAATCAAATGCCACATCACCTATAGCTTCAAATGTGGGCGCAATGCTTGAGAACCTTTTTACACTTGATCTATCGCCAAAGTAATTAAAAGCAAATGATACGTCAGCAGTAATGGCTGCTGATAAGTCTGCAACACCACCTATCTTATAGACCTTGCCATCTGTTGTTCCAAAATATGTGTCACCATTAAAGTTTGCAAAGACATGAGCAGGTATATTCTGAAATACAGCCCAAGCCCTTGTTATAGGGTTAAAAACGTGTTGGTTAAAGGTATCTGTTGCATCACCAGTAGGATAATTAAAATATAATTTAGAGCCATCAGCAGAAACGTGTATTTGCCAACCAGTAGAACTACCTGTCGTAGCAACTTGGTTTATGACTGTACCTCTTATCTTTTCACTAATAGCTGCTGCTCTGTTACCAACTAGGTCTTGTCTAAAAACCTGTGATAAAGGTAAATATCCTTCTTTTGTTATAATTATCAGATCTCCACCAAGTTTGGCTATGGCTCTTGGTTCATTGATAGGTTCTGCTATCCTAAATGTACCAACCAATGCAAAACTAGATGCGCTAGGATCAGTACCAGAATAAACCAATACCTCACCACTACTCATTATTAAGGTTAGAAGGTCATCAATACCCTCACCACCATCTTGTGTCAAAACACCAATCTGTATTAAGTTACCACCAAATGTACCAACTAAACCTACAGGAAACTTAGTAAAATTACCTTGATGCGTATCCACAGTAGCCGAATAGTAAAAGTTCTGATCTGTGCCAGTAAAGTAATATAATCTGTTCTTATAGGCTGTAACACCCTTTAGTGTTGATGCACTAGCACTATCTGACAAGGTTATACTTAGGTTTGATGCTGAACTGCCATTCCAACTAAAGGGTGTATCTGCTCCATTTACAAAAATGGTTAAACCATTAAATTCAACTGTTTGAAATCTACCATTCGATAGACCTGTTTTTTTACTAACAGCAGTACCAGAATCTATCTGATATAACGTGCCATTTGACCCTACGGCTAGTAACTGTCTGTTTGCTCCTGCATTATGTTCTACTAATGTTTCAACATTACCAGTACCTATGCCTGTGCAAAAACTACTATAACCTTCTCTTGTTGTTATCTTTTCCACAGTTGGAAAAAAATTACTCATTACTATTGCATCTGTTTGTGGCATAGCATCTAAGCTATCTCTTGAGTTCAAGCCACCAAAAGGTGCAGGTATATTTACAGATTTTACATTATATCTGTTTGCTGATCTTAATGGTTGAAGCATTAGACACTACCATAACCACTATCAGGCAAGTTATAACTATATGGGCTTACTCTTAATCTTCTTGCATCATCTAATGTAATAGTTGGTGAGCCACCAGAACGTGATATAGCCTGTCTTAACTCTAGTTGATACTGTCTGTAATCTTCAGCAAAGTCTAAGCCGTGCATCTGTTTAAATCGCCAGGTTACACCCATCTCTATTAATAATTCATCTAATATGCCTGTATCACTATCTACAGTAAAAGCTGCTTGTGATGTACCATCTGTCTTTTGATTCCAATGACTACTTACATACTCAAACCCAACTGTTTCTGTTGCAGTAGGTGTAGGTGTAATATCAAACCTAAGTGCGTTAGAACTCGGCTTTAATCTAAACCTTTGAGTAATACCTGCACTAGCTGTTCCATGCCTGTCTAACTGATATTGTTGTGGTGTAAGTGGGCCAGTAAACTTATCTAAGTCAGTTCTATTAAAAGCCGTATCACCTACAAATCTGTCAAAATCAGTTGGTAAAGCATAAGATTGTGTGCTACTAGCAGTAGAAAACGTATGCTCTTTTAACAATATAGGCCAAGTATGTGACCTCATAAGCTGTTTGCCTTCACGTTGCGCCAAAGCTAGTAACTGCCTTGCAGTCGGTGAAGTATTACCAATTATTGTTGTTTCTCTTTCAAAACCTGTAAAATCAGCTACGTTTTGGCATATCGTCAATAGGCTCATCTGGTATTCCTATATTAAGTGGTTTGTGTACTTTTTCTATCTTAGGCTTTGATTTAGTCTGCAACTCTGCAATTCTTTGTAACTCAACATAAGGCTCACCAATATTACGTAATATCTCAACGTCTGCATCTGCTAACTGTTCTACAGTTTCTATGCCAACAAGTTCTAACTCCACCCTTCTTGGCTCACTCATTGCAGGTAATTCTTTTAGTGGAGTGCCTTTTGTTTTTGTCTTACCTTTTGTCTTTTTGTAGGCTTCCCATTCAGTTGGAAACCTAGTTAAATCTTCTGGCCTTACAGGACATTCAAAAACATCCTTCATACCTTTAATTGTGATCCTTACAAAATCACGCATCTTTCCATTGAACTCACGTTCATAAAATTGTGGTTCTACACTCATAAAATCCCTCCAGATTAGTTAGTAAGGGGCAAGTTGCCCTGCCCCTAATTTTATTTACATAGGAAAATCACAGATAATTTCTTTATCTGAAATGTCTCCTGCAAATGCACAAACATGGCTTGTGACATCGGCAGTAACGTCTAGCTTTCCATCAGATGAACCAGTTGGTGTTAATGGATCACCATCTGCACCTGCTGTTAATGCTGCTGCCATTGTTGCAGGGCCTTTTATCTGAACCCAACAATACTGACCATCAGTAGGTGTTGATTGTAAAATCCCTGCACCTATTTCCACAGAGTCAGATAGATCAGAAGTTACCTGATGATTTTTATAACCATCTAATGTGTAGTAATATGCTGCATTACCACTTGTGGCTGCAACACTTCCTGATCCAGTATCATACTGAACGTACTTATAGATTTTTGTACCATCTGAATCGATGATAGCACCTAACTGACCTGGCTTAAATTCTGCTGTGTCAGCTACGGCTGTTGGGTCAATACCCATAATTGCTGCTATTGCCATAACAACTTATCCTTTCTTGTTAATTAAAATTAAACGTGAATGACACCTTGTAAGGCTCTGTTAGAAACAGTTAAGTTTCCTGACCAGAACATAGGTGTTACCATTGCATCTTGATTGACACTCATCTTAGCTTCGCCAGGAACAAAGTTTCTGTTAGCTGCAACTTCCAATCTTAGATAATCTGTATTTAAGAAATACATCTTATTTGTTGGACAAGCATCGTCAAAGATCACGTCTGAATTAAGATACTGAACACTTGTAAATCCAGAGTTTGCTAATGTATCAGATGTAACTCTTTGAATAGCCTGTAATGAGCCTAAAAAGGCTTTATAGGCATTTGCATCAGCCATAATCAAGTCTGGACTATCTGCGCCACGAACTAGACTCAAATAGATGTTATTCATGTCAGACTGCACGTTAGTTGTGCTAAACGCAGAACTTGTTGCTGTAGTCTGAACATTTTGGAAAAAGGTAAATGTAGAACTGTTAATACCACCTACTGTACCTGTTCCTGCATCTGCTACAAGTAACTGTAAGCCACCGATTTCTTTACCACCAGTACCTGTGCCATCAGAATATAGTGATGTAGACAATGTGTTCATCATTGTTTTTTCTAAAACACCAATTCTTGACTCAAGTAAGTTGATGACAGCTTCAGTACCAGAGTTTTGAATTTGCTCTAATCCTGAGATTGTTACATTACCTGCAAGTTGCTTATAGTCGAATGTAGCACTTGTTAAAACATCTGAAGGTGAAACATCTAATGTCTCATATCCAGAATAGAACCCAACTGTGCCGTTTGAAGCATACTCAAGTTC